GAAACCTGATCGAACCCCCCATGTACTTCCATAAGATCGAAACGTGTCTGTATTACGCAGAACGCGCAGTCACTCGGTATGGAACAATGGAAACCCAAAAACATTTTGGTCTCGCTTACTGTGTACCCACGGTGGTCGATCCGAACAAAACAACGGTGTACTAAATGGACCACAGAGACAAATTGATACACGCACCGCTGATCTTTGGATTGGTCGTGCAAGGTGCCGCAATAGTGTGGACCGTGAGTATGATGATGTCTGACATTCATCGAAACTCGGAAGACATCGATGCAATGCAAATGCGTGTCGGGTCGCTCGAAAGTTCCACTCAAGTTCAAGCGGTCGCAATAGCGCGAATTGAAGAAAACACAAAAGCAATCATGGCAGCAATCGAAAGGCTAGCAACACGACCGTGACCAGTAGGAGATCAAAATGGCGGTGGCAGAAATACTAACGGGCATCGCACTGATCACCAAGTCGGTCGAGTTCCTAAAGTCAACACTGGGTACTGCGAAGGATATCTCCAGTGTTGCCAAACAAATAGACGATCTCTTCGAAGGCTCTAAGCAACTAAAAGTTGAAGAGCGTAAAGCACGTCAGAACGGGCAGTCAGTCACAGAAATCGTTATAAACCAACAGCTTGCTGCAGAACACATCGCAGAAGTCAAAGCGTTAATCATCGGGCGTTTCGGTTACTATGCGTGGCAGGACATCTTAAAGTTGCAACGTGATGCACAGCTAGAACAGAAGGCCCGTGCCGCTGCGAAGCGGAGACAACAAGAAGCACAAGCCGAAATGCGTGGAGACATGGCGGTCGTTGGGACATCCGTTCTGATTGGCATTCTGATCATTGCGATCACGGCGGCTGTTCTTCTCGCAATCCTATAGGAGTCATTAATGTTAAACATCATTACGTCGCTGCTACCTCAAGTTCTCTCGACGGTAGACAAAGTGATCCCCGACGCTGACGCAGCGCAAAAAGCCAAACAAGTCATCGAACTGGAACTGATTAAAGCTGCTAACGACATCAACTTGGCACAAGTCGAGACGAACAAAACAGAAGCAGCACATCGATCTGTGTGGGTCTCTGGCTGGCGTCCCGCTGTCGGGTGGTGCTGTGCGCTGGGCGTCTTCTGGATGTTTATCGGCAGTCCAGCGGCACAGTGGGTCGCTGTAGCTAACGACTACCCCCTAGACAAACTACCCGTGTTCCCCACCGATTTACTGTTTGAGTTGCTCTTTGCACTCTTGGGTATGGCGGGGCTGCGATCATTTGAAAAGATGAAAGGAATAGCGAAGTGAAAGACACCGCACCACTTAGAGACCGCCTGTTAGAGCGGCTAAACACCATCGTCGCAGACACCTCGGAAGACCTCAGTCCGTCTATGGTGTCAGCATGTGTCAACTTCTTGAAGACGTTCCCGCCAGAAGCAGACCTGACTGACCTGACAAGCAGCGTAAAGCTGGCTGACAGTCTCCATGCGTACTCCAAAGAAATGCCGTTCCGGTCGTGAAGGTCATTAAGTTCCCCGACCGGTCGCAGCGCGTCCAGCCGGTGTGCGACGTGACGCGACAAGAGTTCGAACTGAAGCAACAAGCGGAAATCATCCGACAGCAAGCTTTAGAAATCAGAAAGAGACGTGAAGATGCTCAAAGAACTGGTGATAAACGATAAGCCCCATTGGGAAACTAACGCACCACCACATGTGTGGGCCGCATACGAGGACTTCCGCAACTTTCTGTACCTCACATGGCAACATCTAGGTCTTCCAGAGCCTACCCCTGCCCAGTATGAGATCGCGTATCGTCTACAATTCGGCGTGGACACTACTGAATCACCAGACGAACTCACAAGTGGACCCAGGGAAGACATCATCAGGTGCTTCCGGTCGCTGGGTAAGTCGTACATCACGTCTGCCTACGCGATCTGGAGACTGATGAGGAACCCTCGCGACGAAAAGATCATGGTCGTAAGTGCCACGGGTAGTAAATCCAAAGAGTTCGTGGCGCAAACCAAGGGTATCTGCCAATCGATGCCACTAGTCCAATGGTTACTCGAAGGTCCGAGAGACAACGGCGCGACACGACGGGACATGGCAGAACAATTTGACGTTGCCAGTGCCTCATTGTCTCAATCGTATTCTGTCGTGGCGCGGGGTATCACTGGGCAGATCACTGGGTCACGAGCCACGTTGTTAATCGCTGATGACATCGAAGTGGAACGTAACAGTCTGACTGAAGAAGCTAGACGTCGGATCGTTAAGATCGTGCAGTCAGATTTCGTTCCGATCACCAAGACAGAACACGGCAAGGGCGACATCATTTTCCTTGGGACACCACAGACCGAGGAGTCCGTGTACAATACGCTGGTTAAAGAGATGGGCTTCCGGTGCTTCACGATCCCTGTCAGATACCCCACAGCGGACAAACTAAAGAACTACGTGCTGACAGACAATCAAACAGGGCGTGAAGTAAACATCCTAGCGCACTACTTGCGTGATCTATTCGACAACAACAAGATCAAGCACGGTGGACCCACAGACAGCCGCTTTGCAGAAGACGAACTGATGCACATCGAAGCAAAAGGCAAAGCGTCCTTTGCGCTACAGTATATGCTCGACACGTCCCTTAGTGACGCAGAGCGTTACCCGCTGAGACAGTCCGATCTGATCGTAATGTCGTGCAATCCCCTTAAAGCACCACTGACTGTGCAGTGGGGAAGACACAACGATAAGCACAATCTGGTCAAAGACATACCAAACGTGGGCTTCAGTGGCGACCATATGCTACGACCGCTGTTCGTTGATACCGAATGGGAACCTTATGAGTCCAAGGTGCTATTCGTTGACCCTTCTGGCAGAGGCAAAGACGAAACGGCGTGGGCCGTCGTAGGTGCACTCAATGGAATACTGTACGTCCTACAGTGTCGTGGCTTTGCGTCCGACCCCGCTGAAGCAATGGCACGGATCGCTGTGGACGCTAAGAAATACAATGTGTCAACGATAGAGGTCGAGCCGAACTACGGGCAAGGCATGTGGGTCACCGCGTTCCAACCGATACTGTCGAACATATGGCAAGGCGGTTGTACCGTGGTGGAGTCCGAATGGGCTAAGGGTCAGAAAGAAGGCCGTATCATCGACACACTGGAGCCGGTCATGGCGCAACACCGCCTAGTACTGGACGAAGACCTAGCGAAACGTGAAGCACGTACAGAGGACCACACGTTCTCCCTACTGTACCAGCTAACGCACATCACAAGAGACCGTGGTGCGCTACGTCACGATGATCGCCTAGACGCTCTCAGCGGGGCCGTCGCGCACTACATGAGATCAATGGGTCAAGACGTCGATGAAGCAGCCAGAGGTGTACTACAGCAACGCATGGATGACGAAATCGATGACTTCATGGAGTTCATGGAGGGCGGTGCGATGGTGGGACGATCCCGTGGTCGTATGCGTAACGGTGTGCGTACTGAAGTGTGGTCCACAGACCGCTCGTAACGAACGATCAAAGTACATAAAAAGGAACTAAACGATGACATTCAAGTTGTCTAAACGGTCTATGGGCCGTCTCGAAGGCGTGCACCCTGACCTCGTTGAGGTCATCACAGAGTCAATCAAACGAGTACCGGTAGACTTTGGGATATCAGAAGGTATGCGGACAGTGGAACGGCAGAAGGAACTAGTCGCTTCTGGGGCCAGTACGACCATGAACAGCCGACACCTGACCGGTCACGCCATAGACTTCTTCGCTGTAGTCGCGGGTGAAGTCCGGTGGGATTGGCCTTTGTACCATCAGATCGCTGACGTGATCATTGAGGTCGCCAAGGAACTGGACGTCTCTATCGATGCGGGAGCAAAATGGAAGAATTTTCCTGATGGACCCCACGTCCAGCTTGCTTGGAAAGCATACCCCAAGGGCGGTGCGTGACCACCTGACGAACTAAACGAACTGAACGAACATAAAGAGGAGCGGAACGATGTGGATAGGCGTCATTATGATCTGCGCGAATGTAACCATAGAAGACTTAACGATCACTGCAGAGGTCCAAAACTGCCACGCAATGGTACGCAATTCGATACTGTTCGATAACGAACAAGAGTGTCGGCAAGTGGTGCCATACGAACTAGACCTACTGACCCAAACGAACAACGGTTGGGGTAAATACGATTGTCTGCCGTTAGACGTGCAGGGACCAACTGTCTAACCATACGTGGACCATGCGTGAACTAAGCGGATTCTAAAAGTTGCGGAAGATTCGTATGGGTATATCTCCCCCCGCGCGCACACAGAAAACCCCCATAGCCCCCCCGATCCTGGCGCAGACAAATCGATCTGGAAAGGGGGGTCGGGGCCGGTGCTTTTTGTGATCGATTGGCACACTATCGGACACACTATTGAACACGACCGGCGCAATCGCCTTGTTTTTATGGTGCTGTGCGATCCGATCCATATGTAAATCAAACACGGTCGTGATCTATTGGGCGCCCAAAGACATCGCGCCGGTGTCAAATGGCGCTGAATTCCGCTTGTTTTCCAATCGCTTGCACTAATACGCGAAC